CAGCCCCACAACTGCGACACGCCATCACCGACAGACACGCGGTCATAAACGACAACGAATTCCCGACCGTCGACCGGTTTCAGGTGCACCACCGTGCGTTTGTTTTTCAGAACACCCAACCGGCTCTTGTCGCCGTCGCAGGCGAACCGTGACGCATCAATCGTGAACACGTGATGTGAATCGTTGCCGTGGTCCTCGGTGGGCAAAACGCCCCGATAACCGGGCAGGGATGCCACGTCGTAAGGGTTTTCCGCTCGGGGGACTTTTTCGTCGGCTGGGAGATGAAAGCCGCCCCAGTAAGTTGACGATTGCTGTATGTGATTCGGACTTTGTCCGGTTGGCCACAGCCAGATCCCTGATCCGTAGAGCACGCATCGCCCGCCCTTTTTTGCCTGTCCGGCGACCATCAGTTTTTCGCGACCGGAAGTGATCGACAGCAAACCGACATCAGGTTCGTAACGATTGCTGTCGATGGTTCGCGTGGTAAGCATCAGGGTCGTCGAATCGGGCGACCAGCTACTGCGGCTGAAAAAGCGGTCATCACCGGCCCGGAAAGAGGACAACGGCAGACCGAGTTGTTGCGGTGATTTCGGCTCGACCGACTTGTCTCCAAGCGTTAGAGCGAAAATCGGGTAGTAGCTGCCGTCGCCATGCTGTTGGTTGATCCACGCGGAAAGTGCCGCCGCTTGCGGGTCGATGTCTTTATAGATGCCGGTCAGCATTAGGAAATCTTGCAGGCCGCGACTGCTGCCAACCGGTTCGCCGCGAAAGACGATCCACTCAGCAGCTTTGCGGTAGAAGTTGTCCCGGCTAAATAGTTCGTCGCCGGTTGCGGTTTCCCACATCGCCAGGAGACGCGGAGCACTGTCGAAGAACATCGCGTTATAACCGGTGATTGTCCCGTTGGTGTGCCCGCCCGCCTGCGTGCCTCCCGAGTCCAAGGCCATGCTGTTGTGCATGTCGATTGGGCCGCCGCGAACGCCGTCGTAGATCGGATAAAACCGACCGTCGCCGTTGATGCGGAGTTGCTCGACACCGTATGCGCAAAACTCGTCGCGGACGCCGTCGCCATAGGCCGCTAGTGGGACCATACCGCGAAGCTGGAAACCCTTGGCGTGCGTTCTTGGTTCTTGGGAATCGTTCCCGTAATTGTCGCGGACGCCGTCGCCTTTTTCGGTGTGCCGTGGCGAAGTAACGCCGAACTCGGTACTGCCGGGTTCAGGCATCGTCAAGCCGCATTCGCCGAGCAACAGCCGCAAGGCGGTTTCTTTCTCGGAGGCCGTTAGCAGATCATTGCACCAGTCGTAAACCAGCACGAAGTCGAGAAACGCATCGCCGTTGGAATCCATCTTGCCGTCGAGCGCCAGCAGTGCCGCCTTGGCCGCTTGGCCGGCAGCGACATCGCCCAGCAGTGCGTATTGCAAGGCGTTTAATTCCGGGTCGCCTTCCAACTGCCGCAAAGTGTTTTTCCATTCGGGATCGGACAGCTTGGCGCGGATTTGGTCTTCTCGGCCGGGGAGCAAGAATCGGGGATGGTCAACTACCTTGAGAGCCGAGGGTGGAGTGCGAAACGTCCAGGGCTGGCCGTTGATTGTGAGCGGGTAGACGCCGTCGACTGGTGGCGGGGGCGGCGGATCGGGATCGTCGTCATCGCAATCGGGGCAGTCGGGACAGTCAGGGCAGGGGTCGGGCTCGGGTTGGGGGACGTTGAGTTTTTCGGCGAGGGCTTTGAGGCGCTTGATCTTTTCGCCGGTCTGCTGGTGCTCAGCGCCGGTTTGCAGATGTTCGGCTTGGATTTCATTGACGAGATCCAGGATATCTTTTTCGAGGTGCGCGTCGGTGTCGCCGACGGCAAAGCCCCCGAGGAAACAGAGTACAATGCCACACAGCAACCAGATCGGTGATTTCATCCCTTTGCCCCCCGCAAACGTGCGGTGTCTAAGATTCATTTGACGTTTCCAACGAGGCGAAAACGCTAGGTGAATCAGGCGCGCGAGGGGAAGGTCAATCCCTATTTGCAGTGGGGCAGATGGGCGATTTGATCGCGGTGGCGTTTGCGGGCGCGGGAGATCAGCGGGAATAGTTCCGCGCGTAGCAGGGTGTGCACATCGATTCCTAATCGAAGTGCCTCTAGTTCCAGCGCCTTATTTTCCTGTGGCGAGAAACGCACGCTGCGGGCTATGCGTGGGCATTTGCGGACCAAAGGTCACCTCCTGTGCCTGGATTATGGCTGTTTTGCGGGCTAAGTCGAGGCCGATCGGCAAATTGAGCTTGCAGCCGCTCGGCTGATTCACCTAACCGGAATCCATGCCAGGAAATTGGTGTGACATGCTCGGCGCCTTCAGGATGAGGGCACGACGGCAAGGATGCCGGCCGGGCACCACCAATCCGAAATCCGAAATTCGATGATTCTGTAACGCCGCAGGGAGGCAGGCTGATGGGTGTTTGGCAAGTTGTTTCGCTGGTGATCACGCTGTTGCGTGGTAACAAAACCTATCTCGTCACGGCCGCCATGGCGTTGGTACCGGTCGCCGTCTCTTTTGGCTGGATCGATCAAGAGACCGCCAACTGGCTGCTCTCACTGCTGACGCCGGCCGGACTCGCCACGCTGCGGGCTGGTGTGGCGAAAGGCGAAATCAAATAACCGCTGCGGCGGTTTCTTCCCCCCTATTTGCATTGATGAAGGATCAGACATGCAAACTCTTGACTTGCCGGCTCGTGCTGCCTTCCCCCGCAAACCGAAAATCGATAGCGACCAGGTCCTCAATGAGGCGTTGCACGAGATCGGCTATATGGACGCTTACGAGGCAGAGCAAAAAGCGGCCCTCAAGTTGCGGATCGATGAATTGACGGCGGAATTCCAAGAGCGTTTGACCATTCACGCGCAGAAAGAAAAGCTGCCGATGTCAATCGCCGAATACCGCAACTCGCTCAACGAGGCCATCGAAAAGTACTGCACGAAAAACCGCGTGAAGATCCTGGAGGATGACAAGAAGTCACGGGAATTCACGCACGGCACGATTGGCTGGCGGGATTCGAAAGCCAAGATCGATTTCTGTGAAGGCTACAGCGGATCCAAAGTTGAAAAGCTGGTCGACAAGATTGTGACCGGCGGTGTGCTCAAGCGTGTTCGCAAATTGCTGGCCTCCCTGTTTTTTGTGGGGACGCGGCCGGTTTCGCTGATCTGCGAGCCGAAATTGTCATTCAGCAAAACCAGCACGCTCAAAGCTTACCAGGACGGGAAGCTCAAAGACGAACACCTCGACGCGATCGGCGTTTGCTATGTCGAGCCGGGCGAGGATTTCTATATCAAGCCAAACGACGTTGCGTTGATATCCGAAGCTTAAACGAGGTCGCCGATGCGTTCATTTCTCCTTACCGCCGCCGCGGCGGTGTGTCTGTGCCTAACGAATTATACTGCGAGCGCAGCACCACCGCGGGCGACGGTCACCGGTTCGACCGGTGGCGTTCCCGGCGATATCTTGGTTCTCGACGCGTCGGAAAGCGTAGCCGATCATTTTCATTGGGTAGTGACGCCCGAGCTGCCTGATGGGCGGCCGACGATCTTGGTGCTGGAGGAGGGCCGCAAGTGTTTGGTCTGCTCGGTGCCGGGGACTTGGACCGTGGTTCTGGCTGCCTCGAATGATGAGGGCGTGGATCAACTGAAATGGACGGTGACTGTGGGGGGCGAGCCTCAACCGGGGCCTGCGCCGCCGCCTGGGCCTGATCCTGAGCCGGGGCCGGCACCAGGCCCTGATCCCGAACCGACGCCTCCTGAGCCGGATCTGCCACCAGGTGTTTACGGTATAACGCATTTCGCTCGCGATCAGGCGAGGGCGGTTAATTCACCCAACCGCGCTACGGAATCGGCCGCTGTGGCGGCTGGCTTTGAATCTGTCGCAGCGGCGATATCGGCGGGAACGCTTACGAGGCCGAATTTGATCCTAGCGGCTTTACTTGAGGCAAATCGGGCAGCATTGGGGACCGAGGCCGCGTTGCGAGCTTGGATTCCGTGTGGCACGGCGATCGGGAAGCAGCTGCAGGCGTTGTATGAATCGGGACGGCTGACTGGGCCTGAGTCCTGGGCGGCGGTTTTACTCGAGGTAGCTCTTGGGTTGAGGGCGGTTAAGTGATTTCTGATTTCACGCTGCTGATCATCTTCATTTTGATTCCGACCGTCTTCTCTGTCGTGTGGTCGGTGATCTTGTTCAAGATTTACCTGACCATCGAGCGGATTGAGTACGCATCCAAAACGGTGACCTACGTGCAGACTTACACGCCTCCCCCGCAACCACCGCCAAACGACGATTATCAGTTCCCGAAGATCTGGTGCGGACCGTCACCGAATACCCCATCGATGGGCGGTGGGCTTTGTGATTTGGCTGGCGCTGCAGCTGAAACGGCCAGCATTTCAAGTAATTAAAGTGCGGCAAGGACTCATCGATGAGCAATTGTGAACCTCAGGGACTCGGCACGCGCTGGAAGGTCGCCATTGCGGCGGCTTTTGGCATTTCTATTGCCGGGCTTTCAATTTCGATTTCGACGTCGGTGGATGTCGACGTTTCGATCACTCCCAAGGAGGCGCGCGAGGGCTGGGCCGGGCCCGAGGCGGTGAAAGAGGCTGCGCCGATTGTGGCGGGGATGCAGCCGTTTCGTGTTGTTGGCGCTCCGCAAGACAACACGCGGGCCAACGTGCGGTTGTGGGAGTTTGCCAAACAATGCAACGGCGGAAAACATCTGCCGAACATTGCGCAGCAGATCGGTGACTGTGTGAGCTGGGGCGCGAAGAATGCGGCCGACTATTTGCAGTGCCGGCAGATTGCGAGCAATCCTTGGGTCGGCAAAGAGTTTCGTCCCGCCTTCGCGCCGTATATCTACGGAACATCGCGTGTCCAAATTGGCCGTGGACGCATTAGCGGCGACGGGAGCGTTGGGGCGTGGGCGGCCGACGCGGTGCAGACCTACGGCGTTCTGGACGCGCAATATGAAGGCGTGCCGGAATATACCGGCCGCGTGGCCAAGACGTGGGGGCGGCGTGGTCCGCCTGAGGAATTCATTAAGCATGCGAAACAGTTTTGTGTAAAGACGGTCGCGCCGGTGCGCTCGGCGGCCGAAGTGCGGGACGCAGTTTGTAATGGTTATCCGGTGACGATCGCCTCGAACTGGGGCGGCAAGATGCGGCCCGATGTGGTTGATGGGCGACTCGTCAACAAGCGGAGCGGGACTTGGAATCATCAGATGTGCATCATCGGTTACGACGGTGAGACCGGCAGCGAGCCTTACTATTACGTTTTGAATTCTTGGGGGGCAGCGGCGCACGGCACGCCTCCTGATGATGCTCCGCCGGGCGGGTTTTGGATCCGCACCAAAGACGTTGAGTACATCGTTCGACAGGGCGATTCATTTGCTTTCTCTGATTTCGATGGCTTCCCAGCTCAGGAGCTGGACTTCCGAATCATCAGAGACGGGGCACAGATTCAAGGAGGAAATGTCATGCAGGCTGGTATGAGTTTATTTGCGTTGTCGTTGGTTGCGTTCGCATTCATCTTCGTCTCGATTGTAAAGCGTTGGGTGTTGCATTGGTGGCGGCTGCCGTTGGTGGCCTGTCTGCTGGTGGTCACATTTACCTCAAGTGCTCGAGGTGATGAGCCACTCAACTGGAACATCATGGGGACGCCGGCCGTCACCGACGAGGGGCTCGACTTTAATATCATGGGCACGCTGCCCCTCGAGGCAGCGATTGCTCCGGCCAAGCCTGTGATGAAAGCGTACAAGGACATGCGATCGGTCTGCCCGGCGTGCGTTGTATTGCAGTCGCACGAAAAAGAATTGCCATTTGATTTGGATTGGAAGCAAGCGCCGCAGTGGGTGAAGTCTTACCCGACGACGGAATGGCGCGCGGCTGATGGCAGGCGATTGTATTTTGTGCTCGGCGTGCATGGCGATCGCAAGGAGTTGGTGCGGCGCTGGGAGTGGTCCATGCGGCAGCCAGCGGGCGGCGGGACGACGGCAGTCAACACGTTGACTGGGGGCCAGTCAACACCCAGTCAACACCCAGTCAACACCCGGCTTGGGTCCTCCTGAGGCCCCCCAGGGCCGCGCGGTTTCCCCATGGCGACGTTTTTGTTGATAAGGGGGCTTTTTTGGGGGGTTACCCCACCACTTTGGGGGGTGGAGGTTGGTGGGGTATGAAGTATTCGGATCGGACGCTGGGGGATGTGGCGGATTTTTTTGGGGTGGGGTTGGATGCTGTTAAGAAATGGCGGTCCGGTCCTGATCCGATGCCGGAGAAAGTTGGCAATCGGTGGCCGTTGGATGAGATTGCTCGATGGCGGTTGGGTCGGGTGCTGGCGCCGAAGGAGACTTCCGAGCAGCGCGAGCTGTTGGAGCTGCGGAAGTTGAGCGCGGAAGTTGAAGCGAAGGAGATGGCGCTGCGGCAGAAGGCGGCGGCGTTGGTGGATCGGACGGCGGCGATCGCCACGATCACCGAGATGTTTAACCGGGTACGACAACGGTTGTTGGCCGCGCCTGAGGAGTTGGCATCGGCTTTGCCGCAATCACTGCGGTCGGAATTCGTGGTCGAACTGAAACACAAAATGAACCTGATCCTCAAAGAGTTCGAAAGCTGGTCGGGCGATGTGGAGAAATAACCGCCTGATCGGCGGATTGATTATGGTCGCTGCCCTTACGATTCCGGATGTCGACGACACCGCTGATTTTCGGGCGGCTTATGGTGCGTTTCGGCCTCGGCCGGATGTGCGGATGTTGGATTGGTGCGTCGACAATGTCGTCACCGATGAGGGACGCGCCTACGATCATGCCGCTTATCCGCATCTGGGCGCGCCGGGGGGGCCGTTTGATCATTACGATGATCCGCATTGCCGTACGCTCGCCTTGCAGTGGGCCACGCGGTTGGGCAAGACGTTCTCCGGCCAGTGCTTTTTAGTCAAGACGGCGGCCTGTGATCCGGCGCCGATGATCTTCGCCTCGGCGGCCGAGTCGTTGCTCAAACGCTCGTTGGGTCGCTGCTATCAAATGCTCCGCCGGCGTCCGCAGCTGCGGGCGTTGCTCAAATGGCAATCGGAGAAATCACAGAAACAGGATCTGATCGAGTTCAACGAATGCCAGATCGCCGGAGCGTGGGCACGCTCCACGACCTCGCTGGCGGACATGAACCGCAAGATCGGGCACGCCGGTGAAATCGACAAGTGGGAACATCTGAGCACGTCGAAAGAATCCGATCCGCAAAAGCTGTTTGACGACCGGTTCAAAGACCTGCAGCACGTGCGCAAGGTGACGTATGAATCGACGCCGGCGTTCAAAAACTCGTCGCGCATCGAACGGTTGCGGCTGGCCGGTTCGAATTGTTCCTACCACGTCCCCTGCCCGCACTGCAAAAAGTATCAGACGTTGGAGTTTGGCGACGGCAAAGAACCGGGCGGTATGCGGTTCGGCCGCGATCAGTCGGGGCGGCATGACGAGACGATTGCCAAGGCGACGGCGCATTACGAATGCCGACACTGTGGCAAGAAATGCGGCAACGATCACCGCTCCTGGATGATGCGGCGCGGTGTGTGGGCTCCCGACGGCTGCGGAATCAAAGACAAAATTGCATTGCGGATGACCGAGAAGCTGCTCCGCGATCGCAGCGGCTACCTGTGGCAGGGCTGGAAAAATGCCAAGTGGATCAGCGGCACACCGCTGCGGGACGGCGAATCGTTCAGCTCGCAACTCTCGTCACTCTACGCGCTCTCCCTGGACTGGGGAGACATTGCCAAGGAGTTTGTGGGGACGCGCGGCAAGCCGCATCTGTTTCGTAACTTCATTCAGCAGTGGCTGGCCCAAACGTGGGACGTGCGTGAAAACCAGCAGACCTGGGAGCAGCTGCACGCGCGGATGGTGATCGATGTGCCTCAGGGCGTGGTGCCGCTGGGCTTTTCGCTGGTGACGATGGGGATCGACAAACAAAAAGATCACTACGTCTATGTCTCCGAAGCCTGGGCCGAGGGGCAGGCGTCGCACACGGTCGCTTACGGGACGTGTGAGTCGATCGAGGAATTGGAGAGCGTGCTCCGCACGCGGTGGCCGCATCAGGATGGCGGCGACGCGGTCCCGCTCAAGCTGGCGTTGATCGATAGCGGCTACCGTCCGGCCGACGTGTTCGCGTTGGTGCGGGCGTGCAAGAAAAAACGGATTCCGCTGATGGCGTGTCGGGGATCTTCGACAGCGCTGACGTCGTATTACCAGAAAAAAAAGAACGGTCCTAAAACATCGGCGCCCGGCATGTGGGTGGTGTGGGTGGACACCAACTCGACACAAGACCGGCTGGAGCAGCAACTGCACTCATTGAAACCGGAAGATCCGGGCGGGGCGTCGCTGTATGCGGCATCGGCCGGCGAGCATCAAGATTACCTGGAGCAGCTGCTCAACGACGCGGCGTTTTCGGATCTGGACGGCAAGAACAACGTCCGCGAAAACTGGCAGCGGATCGACGAGGATATGCCCAACGATTTCCGGGACGCGAAACGGTATGCGTTCGTCGCCATGCTGGCGGGGACGCGCAACGGGCGGATCCGCCCACGGCCCGGCTTGCAACAGGCTGACGGTGCGGCGGTGCGGGAGTTGGCCGCGGCGGCCGGTGCGGGGTTGACGCTCAAGCCGCGTTTGACGTTGCAGCGGCCGAAGTTGGCGCCGGGGAAGAAGAGTAGACAGTAGGCGGTAGGCAGTAGGCAGAAATCACCACGGAGGCACGGAGGGCACGGAGATGAAAAAAGGGGATTATGAGTGGCTGCAGTTGCGGGCGGGCCGCGTTCAGTTGCAGAAGGCGTTTGACGCTCTCGGTCGCGCCTTTAAGGAACTGTCTGCAGTGCAACCGGAAAGCAGTCACCTAGAGACAATCAGACTGCAAATGAGCGAGCTCACGGTATTGCTTGCGGAATGCGACGCAAATCTGAACGCTTCGTGATCTCCGTGGCTCCGTGGTGAACTTTGTTTTTCAACCAAAATCGAAAAGGATTTCGTTTTATGGCTAAGGCGACTACGAAAAAGCAGGATGCGGCGGAGAATGGGTCGGCTGAAAAGGAGCAGGCGGAGACGAAACCGACTGGGGAGATTCGTAAGACGCGATCGCCGCGGGTGTTCGCGGCGGTCTGCGAGCGGAATCCTAACCACCAGTCGACGCGGATCTACAAAACCAAGGGGCGGACGCGGTATTGTGTCTGCGACGATTGCGGTCACACCTGGAAACAGGTGGGAGAACCGGCCGATCCGTTGGGGGAGTATTGCCGCGAGCTGGCCACGCAACTCGAAGCGCTCACCGAAGAGGCGCAGGCCGCGAAGGATGACACTGTTATCCTGAATCTCAACGAAGTGTTGGGAATCGTGGAGGACGTGCGGCTGTTGTTGGGGTAGGGGTGAGGCTTGAGGCTACAGGGATTTGCCACAGAGGGCACGGAGATCACAGAGATGATAAACCTTATTCGGCTCCGATGCTGGTTGCACAACAAGATCAAGATAAAGGCCTGGCGGTGGTGGAAACGGCTGTGCGGCACACTGAACTACAATGACCCTCTTTTTTTGAAGGACATTGACATTGAGGTGCTGTCTAACGGGAAAATGGTCAGTATTCCCGACAACGTTCGAATCTATGAATCGCTCGACGGGGAGTACACCGCTATCGTAGTGAATGCCAGAGGCGGGATGGCTGAATACATGTTTTCAAATGCTCACAGCGGAATTCGGAAACCTACTCCTCCGCCGCCGGCAGGTGATCCACGACGCTGGAAAGAGCCCAGACCTGTCTCACCACCTCCCCCGCCTCGCAAATAAAAGCGACCAACGGGAGCTTGCTCAGGATACGGGATGCTCGACTGAGACGGAATCGGTGCGCGGGCTGTATTTGGCGGCCAAGCATCGGATGGCCGATTTTTCAACTTCTTCCGACAGTTCAGCGAAAGCGCTGGCACCTCTTAGCGTTGTTTCAACTGAGACGTCGGCGCTCAGGGTCATCCCGTTACCCACGCGCCGCTCCAGGCGGATCCTTATTTTCAAGACTCTTCCTCCTTGGGGGGCTTTGTGGCGATGTAGAATATTGCGACGGCCAGCAGCGCTCCGGCGGCAAATCCAATCCCGAGCCCGACGCCGATCCAGTAGAAAATTGCGGTGAATGTTTCCATGGGCTGTTGCTCCGTGCTCTCCGTGGCTCCGTGGTGATTTCAAGCCTGAGGCTACCGGCTTGTGGGCTGGTTGGCAATGTCTGTTGGGCACTGCTGGACAAGCCAGCAGTGGCACCCCCGCCCCCCACTAAGCCCCTCGTGCGGTAGCACGCACCCAGCGGCGAATGCCGCGTTCCATGTGGTAACTTGGTATTTGGGGGGTGTGGCGTGTTGGGGGGTGGTGGTAGAACCCCCGCCATGAGTGTCGACACCGCTACATTGCTCTCGAAAGTTGAAGACGCGATTGCTGGCCTGCTGGATGCGATCATCGATCACCAGATCGAGGAGTATCAGGTCGGGAATCGTAAGATTCGTCGCGTGGATTTCGACAAGACGCTCGACGTGCTGTTTGCGCGGCGGGACAAGTTGAAAGCGATCGTTGCGCGGACCTCGACGTCACCGGTGCGGGTGGCCAAGCTGGGGAGGGCGCGCGGACTTGATCGGTAAACTCAAGGAAAAAGTGGCCCGGATGCTGGTCGGCTCGCCGCAAAAGTGGCAGCAGTCGCGCGTGCAAGCGCGGGCGGCGGAACTGGCGCAGCGGAAAGCGGCGATGCAGCTGCCGGCGTATATGGCGGCAAGCAGCGGCGGTTTTCAGGGGGGCAAGCTGGATCGGATCACCGAGGAATGGAACCCGGGCACGATCGGGCCGAACCGTGCGTTTCAGATGGACGGGAAGCGGCTGCGGGAGCGGGCGCGGGACCTGGTGCTGAACAATCCCAAGGCGCGGGCGGCGGTGGATGCGTATGTCGCCAATGTATTGGAGTGCGGGATCACGCCGAAACCGCGATTTGATGATGAGGAGCGGCGTAAGCTGTGGACCTCGCACTGGGACCGCTGGGGGGGGATGTCGGCACACGCCACGCGCGAAGCGGATGTGACGGGCAAACAGACATTGTATGAGCTGAATGCGCTGTGGTTGCGCGAAATTATTATTGGCGGCGGTTGCTTGGCGCATTATGTGGAGCGGCCACTGCGGGGGCGGACGTTGCCGACGGCGATCGAGCTGATCCCCGAGGAGCGGTTTGCGGAAGAGGTGCAGTGGAGCGGGCCGAATACCAAGACGGCCAACCCGGTGATCAACGGCGTGGAGATTGAAGAATCGACCGGCCGGGATGTGGCGTATTGGGTGTGGAGCGTGCAGCCCAACGATTTGCAATTCGCGTTTGAGCGGGAGCCGCTGCGGTTGCCGGCCGAGGAATGCGAGTATTCGTATTTCCGGACTCAGATCGGGCAGTACCGAGGCTATTCGATGTTCCACGCGGCGATCGTGTGGCTGTGGGCGCTGGGGTATTACACGGACAACGAGCTGAAAAACAGCGATGTCAAATCGTCCTGGGCGTACATGATTTTGACGGACCTGGACGCCAGTGGCGGAGACTGGGCGGACCTGATGGATTCCAGCCCGGAATCGGGGACCGTGGATTATTACGGGAATACCGTGGAGAAGCTGGAACCGCAGAGCATCTGGCGGGGGCAGCCGGGCGACAAAATTCAAGCGGTGGGGCCGAATGTGCCGGGGAGTGATTCGCTGCCCTGGATTGAGTTGATTGACCGTTCAATCGCGATCGGCATGAATCTGAGTTACGAGGAATTGTGCCGCGATTACTCAAAGGGGAGTTTTTCGTCGGTGCGGGCTTCGGCAAATGCGGACCGTAAGCGGTACCGGCCGATGCAGAAATTCAACGTCAATCACTTTTCGAATCCGACCTATCGGCGGTTTGGTGCGGCGGCGGCGCGTGTGGGACTGGAAGGTTTCCCGCGTCCGGCGGAATACATGGCTGATCTGGATCACTGGCTGGCAGTCGACTGGCGTCCGCCGGGTTGGGAATCGGTCAATCCGAAAGATGACGCGGCCGCGGAAGATCTGAAACTCAAGAATGGCACAACGACACGCTCGATCGTGATCGGCAAAACCGGTGGCGATTGGGAAGAGGTCGACGAACAGCGGCAGCGGGAAATGGAATCGGAAGAGCGACGCGGTTTGCCGTCGTCGACAGCCGCGGCGGTGCCGGCGGCGACCGATCCGGAACTGAATGAAGATCAAGCGGCCGCCGTGCGGACCGCGTTAGGGGAATAGATGCCCAAGCCAGCCAAACACAAAATCCGACACGTGGTGCGACGCGTGTACGAGACGCCGTGGGCGATCTTGCCGGAGAAACTGGAGGAGATCACCGAACTGATCGACTTGCGCGCTGCGGGTGAAACGTTCACGCCGGAGGAGATTGCGGCGCGGATCGGCCGGGGCGGTGGTGGTGGGAGCGCTGAGTCTACTGGGCAAGTGGCTGTGCTCAACTTGTTCGGCGTGATCGCCCAGCGAATGAACGCGATGGAGGAGATATCGGGCGGAACATCGACGGAGATGTTCGGCAAAGCGTTCGACGAAGCTGTCGCGAATGAAAACATCTCGGCGATTGTGATCAATGTCGATTCACCGGGGGGAACGGTGACGGGTGTGCCGGAGCTTGCTGCCAAGATTTACGCGGCACGAGGCTCGAAACGCATCATCGCTGTGGCGAACTCGCTGATGGCGAGTGCGGCCTATTGGGTTGCCTCGGCAGCGGATGAGATTGTGGGTCAACCGTCGTCGTATTCCGGATCGCTAGGCGTCTTGACAGTGCACACGGACCGCACAGAGGCAGACGCACAGGACGGGATCAAACATACGGTGATCCGTTCATCGGCCCACAAGGCGGAGCGAAACCCGTACGAGCCGTTGAGTGAAGAAGCCCTGAAACACACTCAGGAGCGAGTCAATAAGATTCACGCGGATTTCATTGGGGCGGTGGCGACACATCGCGGCGCTTCGGTGGAGACAGTACAGCGGGACTACGGGCAGGGACGTGTGTTGTTGGCCGATGAGGCCCTGGCGGTCGGCATGATCGATCGCGTGGAGACACTGGAGCAGGTTTTGAGCGAACTCGGCGTCGGTGCCGGTTCGACTTCTCAGCAGAGCGCACGGCACCGACCGGCGTATCAAACGAAAGTGAGCAAGGAAGCTATGGACCCGAAAATCTTGACGGCATTGGTGCGTCGTGGACTGTGTAACGTGGACGCTTCGGAGGAAGCCGCCAATGCGGCCCTGCAGGCGTTTTTCGTGGCGCGGGGTGAAACACAACCTGAGGGCGTCGACGCGATCGTCAAAGCATTGTCGGCGACTTCCGCAAACAGCCAAAGCGAGCTGCCGCCCGGGGACGCTTCGGGGGGGGCACAACCTGGCGGCGGCAGTTCGCAACCGGCTGCCAATGAACCCGCCGCTCCCGCGCAGCCGCAAGCGGCGACCGCGATGTCGACGGATGACCTGTTGGCTTCGATCAACTTGACCGCATTGTCGGCCGAGGATCGGCTGGAGCTGTTTGCCCAGCTGCGTCCGCAGTTGGCGACGCTCAACCACAGCGATATCGTCAAGAAGATCAACGAAAAGGCGCACGCCGAATCACAGCCCGCTGGTGCGGGACGGATTGATACCGGTGCCCAGTCGCTGGACAAGTTTTTTGCCGCGTCACGCGATGCCATCTTGGCCCGCAATTACGCCGGCAACACTCCGGAAGAAATCTACGACTTCCGTAGCGGCGAAATGGTCGCCTACAAACCGCAGGGGCGACCGAACCGCAATTTGCAATCGCCGTTGCGACTGGCCGAGGCCTGTCTGTTGCAGGCGGGGATTCCGCAGGCGCAAGTGGCACAGCTTTCGCCCGAGCAAATCGCCCGCATTGCCTGCGGGAGCGATCTGTCGAACTTCGGCATCTTTGCCGCCAGCGACGGACCGGCGTACAACGTGTCGGGGATGTTCTCCAACATCCTCCTGGATGCCACGAACGTGATGCTCCGCCGCTCCTACAACGAAGCGAACACCACGTTTCAGGTGTGGGCCAAGCAAGGGGCGTCGATCTCCGACTTCAAAGATGTCCATAAGGTCATCGCCGGGGAACTGGATGATCCCAAGATGGTGCCCGAGGATGGAGAATTCGAAGAAACCACGCACACCGACGGCAAGGAAAAGTATGCCCTCGACGTGTGGGGTCACATTTTCTCGATCACCTGGCAGGCGATCGTCAACGATCAGTTGGGCGCTTTCAGCGAGATCCCGGCCAAACAGGGCCGCGCGATGCGTCGCAAGCAAAACAAGCTGGTCTATGGCGTGCTCGTCGATAACGCCGCGTTGCAAAACGACGGTGTCGCGTTGTTCTCTGACGCGACGCACAACAACCTGACGACCGGCACCGCCACACCGACCGTGGCGACGCTGAACACCATGCATAAGAAGATGGCCGAGCAGACCGGTCTCAATGCGCAAGCGACGCTGAACATTCAGCCGCGGTACATCATGGCCGCTCCGGCGTTGCGAGGGTCGATTCTGGAGCTGCTCGGTTCAACGGCCAATCCGGCTTCCTCGGGCAATTCCGGCGTGACCAACATCTGGCAAAACGCCCTGGAGCCGGTCATCGACGCCCAATTGGGCGCGGCTGCGGGCGGTAGCGATACGGCTTGGCACCTGGCCGCCGATCCGATGGATGTCGACACGGTCGAGTATGCCTACCTGCAAGGGCTCGAATCGCCGGCCGTGGAACGGATGGAGGCTTTCAAATCGTTGGCCGTCCGCTTCCGGATTTACCAAGCGTTCGCCACCAAGGCGATCGACTTCCGCGGCCTCCAAAAACACAACGGCGTCTAACCGGCGTTCGCCGGATTGTGCGTGCTGCCGCACGATTTCGGGTCTTACCGCTCCCGTTAGTCGCTGGCTGACGGGGAGCGGGAGCAGTTTTTTGAGACGACAAACCTTATTCGTGCTTGAGCACGGCAACACGCGGCTTTGCCGCATTCATGGAGGATATCACGATGTCGGCAAAGAACTTTTGGCAATGGCGGGATGACTTTTTCGGGCGTCGCGTGTATCACGCAACCGACGCCTCGAATGTGGGACATCAGTGGGACATCACCCTCACGACCACGGCCGGGGCCCCGACTTACGTTTCTGTTGATGGCGCAGAAACGGGCGCATTGGCAGTCGATTTTGATTCCGACTCGGAAGTCGAAAACGTCTGTTTGTCGTTCGGTGATCAACTGCAATTCGATATCGACAAAGTCCGGGAAGTGAATATCCGGATCAAGCAAAACCAGGCCACCATCGACGCAGCCACGTCGCTGGCGTTTGGTCTGACGGGCGATCGCAATGATGCGATCGACTCTATCGCGCAAAACTGTCTGTTTCGCCTGATCGGCAGCAACGCCATTGTTTGCGAAACCGACGACGGCACGACCGACACCGACGACGTGGCGACCGGCAAAACGCTGGCCAACGCCTACAAGGATTTCACGATCAGCTTTGCCAACGGCAAAAGCGACGTGCGGTTCTACGTCGACGGGGAACGGGTCGCGGCCGGCACCACGTTTGACATGAGCGGTTACGCCGGCTCGCTGCAGCCGTTCATCCAAATCCAAAAGACGGCCGACACCAACGTTGACGGCTTCACCGTCGACGACTTCGAAGTCCGCGGCATCCGCTAACCGGCGTTTGCCGGGGGGGGGTGAGTGCTGCCGCACTGTTTTGAAACTTGGCCACTCCCGTTGGTCGCTGGGCTGGCGGGGGCTGGTTTTTCTATTCCGGAGAAATGCGATGAAACAACAGATCGAACTTTATACGGGCGAATACGCCGAGATCGGCGGCGTCCGCGTGAAATGCGAAAAGGCCATTCAGCAACGCCCGGGTGGCGGTCCGCCGCGGTTCGGTGTGGTGCTGATCTGTGACGAGCCAGACAGTCAAGCCACAGAGGGCACCGAGGAGGAATCCTCAACCGACGAACCCGAAGAGTAATCGCAATATTGCGATAAGGCTTTTCTCCGTGATCTCCGTGGCTCCGTGGTGACCCGATGACCTTTGCAACGACCAAAACGGCTGACGTGGCTGAAACGCTGGTGCATTTTGGCGAGGGATCGACCTATTGGCCAGCGTGTGGCGCGGGGAGCCAACGGTCGATCACGATCGTTGTTGATGAGCAGGATTTCCAACAGACCAAGGATGGCAAGTCGCTGCTTGAGGTTTCGCAGATCAATGTGTTTGCGCGGAACCATGCGACGACCGGGATTGATGATCCCCGCCTGGGAGATCGTCTGATTCGCGACAGTGACACGCCGGCAGCGGCGGGTCAAAAAGTGCGGGAATATTACCTGTCGCGAGTGATCGACGTCGATCCGGATGGGGGGTGGTATGAGTTTATCAGCCGGCGGCGGATTGAGACCGGGCCGAATGTGTCGGGCCAAGATAGCTTTGCCGGTTAGGGGATGTGATGCCGTCGAATTTGTTTTTGGGTCCGATTAATAATTTGCAGACGTTGTTGGCGACGACGGCGCGTTGGCGGGAATTGACCGGGGCGGCGGATGTCGCGGGGGCTAAGGAGTTTATTCACAAGGGGTCGGCACTCGACACGAGAACACACCCGCGACCGAGATCGATTATTGGTCCCAAGGAAGGGCGGACGCTGGAGCGGACTTCGACAACCGG